ACCTGGAAGTGACTACTTCTTCGCCCGAGTCCGAGTCGAGGGCTTCTTGGCGGCGGGCTTCCGAGTCGACGCCTTCTTCTTCGGTGCTGGCGCCTCCTCTTCTTCCTCGTCATCCTCGTCCTCGTCGTCGTCCTCGTCTTCGTCCTCTTCCTCGGCGGCCTTCTTCTTCGCTGCCGCCTTCTTCTTCTTGGCGTTGCGCGACTTCAGCTCCTCGAGCCTCTCGTCGCGTGCCTCCTTCAGCGCGTCCTGCGCCTCGTCGATGTCCTCGAAGCCCAACTCCTCGAGTGCGTCCTCGATCGAGTCCCACTCGTAGCGGTTGTTCTCGTTCTTGCCGACACCCTTGGCGCGCAGCATCACGCGAAGGTTCCGACCGTCGGTGCCAAGTGCCTCGGCGAGATCGCCTGAGCCGACTGTCCCGTCGTCCTCAGCTGCCTTCGCCTTCTTCTTGGACGCAGCGGTCTTCTTCTTCTTGCGAGGTGCAGGCTCCTCTTCGTCCTCATCCTCGTCTTCCTCTTCGACGTCCTCGTCCTCGAGGTCTGCCTCGTCGTCGAGGTCTTCCAGGTCGAGCTCCTCCTCGTCCTCGAGCTCCTCGTCGAGTTCCTCGACCTTTGCCTTGCTGCGTGCACGTGCCATTAGTACCTGCCTTTCCTACCCTGGGGATGAGTGTCAACTGCGCGGGTAGTAACGCAGTGACACAGTCTATTATACATGCTGGGGCTCGGGCTGTCAAATGCCATCGACGGCGTCTTCACTTCCTCCGCAGTCGTTTGAGTTTGCGATACCCCTGCTTCCGTGCCCATCGCTTGGCGTATTTGTCCGCCAGGACGACGGTGGGTGCGTAGAACGTGTGCACCTCACCATCGTCCGTGAGATACCGCCACAGTCTGAGTTTACCTCTGGGCATCACCCATCCTTTGGTCGATTAGTTCGGGTACGTATGCGCAGACCAAGCGTCCACGCAATAGCACGAGCAGGATCTGCCTCAGGCATTCTTCCATCTCTGATCGATCCTGTGGTGTGATCGCCTCATCGAACCAGCTAGGCATCGTTGCTCAGCTTCGGGACGAGGATCATGACCTGGGCGTTCGGTCCGATGCTCGCACCATGGTCGACGGCAACTCGGAGCTGATCGTGTGTCAGCCCACCCTCGAGTGTGATGACCATGGAACCCTTGGTCGGGTAGTGTACCTTGAACGGGATCCTCGCACCGATGAGCATGTTCATCGTGGTCCGCAACGTGCGCCTGGCATGCAGGTCCTCCGCAACGACGGGCTTCTCGATGGGCTTTCCTACCGTTTTCTTCCTAGCTGGCATTGCCGACCTTTCGCTCGAAGATGACACGCGGGTTCAGGATTGCACCGCCGCGCTCGTACCGCATGGGATCCTCACCTTCGTAGATGAGTCCCCATGCGATGCCTCCATTGAACTGGTTGTTGTACTCCACGATCTTGATGACCGGTATATCCCAACCCTCCTCGTCGCTGCCGTACTCACCGTTGGCTTCGATGATCTCGTCCACTATGTGCCTCTGGGTGATCGTCGCCACTGTCGTCAACCTCCTTCGTCTCTTGGGCTTTGATGATGGCAAGCAGTCTGTCTGCATGTGAGTAGCTTGCTTCGGGTGTCCAGTCTGGATCTAGCACGTCACCTCCCTTTTCTTGGTCGTGATGAACTTGCGGAATGCGGGACGAGATGCGTCCCAAACGGGTCCCATTCTGAGGCGAAATGCCGGCGGTGGGATTTGATCCCGCGTCAGCCAATTCGTCACAGCCTGTGGTGTCACGCCACACGCCTCAGCGATCTCTGCCGTGCCCCAGTATCGCCTCATCCTAATCACCTCCTTTCGATCTCTCTGTCGTAGAGTTTGCATGCCAGGTGCCAAATCCTCGATGCGCTTCCTGCCCCGTGCGTGCTGACGAGTCGATGGTACAGGTCGACAGGATCGTCGTGGAACGTCTCGGACTTGTAGATCTCGTGTGCCTTCTCGATCTCTGATGCGGTCATGGTGCTACTCATCGTTGTCCTCCGGATCTGGGTATTTCTCCCATAGCTCATTGCAGACCCCGTCGCACGCGAAGTTTGCCATGAGGTAGTCGTGATCGAGTCCCTCGAGGAATCGCTCATCCTGCATCCTGTCGATGAACTCGTCGGATAGCGCGAGTGCTGCGTCCATGTAGTCGACGGAGTCGAGTGATCCGTACTCCCACGGCTTGCGTTCAAGCCAATCGCTAATCATGTCCCGCGTGTGCTTGTGCTGTGCCATCATCAGGCGAATGAACTCATCCTGACCTTCGACGGCGTATCGGAATGCCTGGTTCAGCATCAAACCACCTCGATGTTTGCCATACCGTGTTCACGGCAGCGCGTGCAGACCTTGCGATGCCGCCTTTCGAAGTCCTCCCACAACTCATCCATCACGGGTGCACCCATGGGATCGTCGATCCAGACCCCCGATTCGACCTCGATCTGGAATGCGTGCTCGACCTCGGGGCATTCGGGGTCAAGCGGTGCGTGCCAGCTTGGCATTGCTGTCTCCTTTCCTTAGTGGTGTGATCGTCCAACGAAGCGTCAGAGCGACTTCGAGTCGACAGCGTGACTCATACCGTTCCGTTGCCTCCAGTGCTTCCTCTTCGGAGTCGAATGGTCCGATGACATCCTCGAAGTGGCCGTTGCGTATAGCAATTGCGACTACCATTACTTCCCCTTTCTCTGACGGAGGGCCGCTTTCGCAGCCCTTTCCGCCCTTTCGTTTGCTTCCGCCGTGAACGTCTTGCAGTTCGACGGCTGGTTGCGTAGATTGCGCCTGAACGGGACGATGATCCTCGCCCCGTCAGAGATCCGTGTGGCGATTGCGGTGTAACGCATGAGAGTTCCTTTCGTTTGGTGTGGAGTTTTCGTGGTCATCGTGATGATTATACACGATCCAAGTTCCGTATGCACTGAATGGCTTACGGTCATGAACTATTTACATTGATTTTACATGGTACCCCAGCAACTGACCTGCCACGGGTTCCGAATGGTAGGCAACCAGCGCTGGATGGGTCCGGGAATTGCTTTACAATGTTCCCTATGGGAATAAGACGATCACGCCGAACCGGCAAAAAGTTAGCGGTCCGTGCGCCAATTTTGGGCCCAGCAGAGCTCCGAAAGTCCTACCCAGACCGTCTCCAGGAGAAATCGGACCCGAATCAGCCGTTCACGGTCCAGATGGAGTGGAATGAGGTCCGTGAGACAGCAGCTCGGCTATATGGCCGCGGTTTCAAGCGTAGCCAGATCGCTCGAGCGCTGATGGACCACCTGTATCCAGTTGACGGCAAAGCTCGGACGGTTGAGCAGAAGCTTACGTCCTGCAACCACAAACTGCGACGGTGGGAGTATTCGCAGGAGTTTCGAGATCTCGTTTACCAATACGCGGTCGTAGACCTGGACATGAGCAGTCCACAAATCCTGACAGGATTGGCAAAGCGCGCAAAACGAGGTCGAGTCGATGCCGCGCGTTTGGCGCTCGAGCTCACAGGTCGGCACTCGAAAGACCAAGAAACCGGTCCAGTCAACGTCACAGTCAACCTCGCCAACGTAGCGCGACCTGAATGATTGTGGGAACTCAGATAGACGGCCTCGGTGGCCGAAGCTATAAGGCCCGGAAGCTGAGAGAGAGAATGGGCGAGACGCGATTGCGCCTCGCCCTCTCGGTGTTACTTGGAGCCAGCGCGGTTCTTGGCGAACGCGGCGCGTGCCTTCTTGGCGACGGCGGCGGTGATGACCCAAGTGGTGTTCTTGGCGTCAGCCGAGCGGGCGAACTCCTTGCGGAGGTACGCGCGAAGAACCTTGGGCGAAATGCCCAGCTCCTTGGCGAGCTCCGTAGCGGTGTACGTCTTTGCTGCCATTTCCTTCACCTCCTTTCGTGCGGTTGGTTGACGTCGTTCACAGAACGACTATATCACACGTGGACACCACAGGACTGGGGTCCAACGGTGGTTTACATAGATTTTACAAAGGCTAAATGGCCTGTGGAACTAGCTTCGGAGGCTGTGGGAACTCAGATAGTAGGCCACGCCGCGCGCGGCTTTATGGCCGCGAAGCCACCACTCCGAAAGACCCGCGCGGAGCGGGTCAGTCGGAGACGGTTATTCGTGGATGATGCCGTCGTAGGCGTCGTCGGTGAGGTGCTCGACGGTGATGCGGTACGTTCCGCCGTTTGGGTGAGGGAACGAGTACGATCCCTCGGCGTCGTGCTGCGCGATCAGCAGCATCGCTGCTTCGGTCGGCGTGTGCGGTCCGTCACCGAACTCGACGTGCCCGATGGTGCAGACGACATCGAATCCGGGGATCGGGCGAATCAACTTGCGTGGCATGTCGTGTCCTTTCAGCGGTGCGATGAGTTGAGACCGATGATGTATCCCGCGGCGAGCGCGAGCAGAACGAGAACGAGCATCGTGGTTCCTTTCGTGAGTATGAAGCGGGGGCGGATCGTTGTGACCCGCCCCCTCGCGAGTTCGCGCTACTTCGCGCGATTCTTCGCGAACGCCTTGCGCGCCTTCGTCGCGACTGCCGCGGGGATGACCCACGACGTGTTCTTCGCTTCCGGTGCGCGAGTGTGCTCCTTGCGCAGATACGCGCGCAGTACCTTCGGCGACACGCCGAGATCCTTCGCGAGTTCCGCAGGAGTGAATGTCTTCGCTGCCATGTTCTTCACCTCCTTTCGTCGTGTCGTGTTCGATGTTCACAACGTTCATGATACGGGGTACTTGTGATGATCGTGTACGGGATCTGTATGCATTGTGTAAAGGATTCACATCGGAATCCGATGCAATGCCGCGTGCGTCGTGACGACGGTTCACATCGCAATGCGATCCGAATCCGCGTCAAATTTTCATCCCCCCTGCGACGTGTCGAAGGAGGAATCGAACGACAATTTTGTCGTGAGCGAGCGAAGCGAGAAGGACGGATCGCAGTTTGCCAAATCAGAGCCACGCACGAGGTGACGTATGGCTAAGAAGCCTCGTAGCGTGTTCCGGACACCGAAATCCACCGGTGTCGGTCCTGCATCACACCAAGCCTCTGTGGGCAAGGCGACGCAGAATTGGCGCAATCCGAAGAGACCACCAACGGGGAAAGGATGGAAACCGCATGGGTGACGTAGACGATGGCACCGAAGGCGGCGCGGATCCCGGTGGAGTGCCGGGTGGTGGACCTGATGTTCCCACCGGCATGGTGAGTGACGCGACTGAGACACCGCCTGAGCCGGGTGGCGTTCCTGGTGGCGGAGGCGATTTGAAGCCGACCGCTGACAGCTCGACCGCAGCGCAGCCGCGTCCGGAGGACTTCCTGTGATCTGGCTAATGGCACTTATAGCCTGGCTCGTCCGGGGAGCACTCGCAACCATCGACCAGTACAATGCACTCGCGGGCGTCACGCTCGAGCGCGGCATGATTCAAGGCCAGTCGCTTACCACGGGGCAAACCGTGACCATGGACATACCCTGTGGTGGCACTGACTTCGTGACCGTCGAGGCGGACATGACAGGTACCGCGATCGGTGATCTCGGCATCACGGTGACGCCATACGAGGGTGACAGCGTGACGCTCATGGGCGCCCCACTTCAGCCGGTGCTCAACGTGGGCACTACCGCTGCTGCGGCGACGGTCGTGCTCGCCGGCGGTCACTGCTACCAGGTCGTGGAGTACAACGTCCAGGGCATCGACAAGGTCCGCCTGTCCTGCAAGAACAACAACGCAGCGACCCAGACTCTCACCCGACTCAACTGGCGCACCGCCAACTTCTAATGTAAATGACGTCCGCCACCGTCAACCTGCCGTACCAACCCAACCCGAAGCAGCAGGAATTCCATGGGCTCAAGGCGAAGTACCGCGGATTCTGTGGCGGGTGGGGTAACGGCAAGACGACGAGTGGCTGCGTCGAGTTCTTCCTCCGTCTGATCGAGTATCCGGGCACCAACGCGATAGTGTCTCGTAAGACTCGTCCCGAGCTGAAGGCGACGACGTGGGACATGCTAGTGAATGGTGATACACAGGATACAGGGTGGACCGGCATACCCAAGAACACGATCCGCACGTACCGCGTGTCGGATCTCTACATCGAGCTTATCAACGGATCGAAGATTCATGGCCTCCCGCTCGACGATCCTGCCAAGCTCGAGAACTACAACTTGGGGCTGTTCCTCCTCGATCAGGCGGAGGAGGTTGAGGAAGACGTCTTGCTGAAAATCCACGGACGCCTTCGTCAGAACCACTCCCCTCGGGAGGGGTTACTGCTTTTCAACCCGAACGGACACAACTGGCTGTGGCGCAGGTTCATTGATCCGATGCGGCCGCAGCCGTGGAAGAACAGGTACAAGTGTGTCGAAGCCACGCCATTCGACAATCCGAATCTTCCGGAGGACTACACGGACCAGTTTGAGGGTCTACCTCAGCATTGGTACGACCGCTTCGTCCTCGGCAGCCATGACGTCTTCACGGGTCAGATCTTTGTCGACTACGACCCCACCGTGCATGAGATCGACCCGTTCCGGATTCCCAGCAGTTGGGAGCGGTGGTGGTGCTTCGACCCGGGTATTCGGCACGAGGCGTGCTCGTTCTGGTTGGCCCGTGATTTCGACGGCAACTGCTTCGTCTACAGGGAGATCCTGGAACCGAACCAGACGATAGAGTGGTGGGCAACGCAAACCTTTGCAGCGGAGGCTGAGGATGACTGGGGAGGTCCTGACGAAGAAATCTTCCGGCGGCTTGTTGGGCCTGAAGCGCGAATACGATCCGCTAACGACGGAAAGTCCGTCTACGACCTACTGGGAGAATGTGGACTTTACCCTGAGTTCTCTGATCGCGACCCCGCCGCTCGGATTTCTCGGATCACCGAGTACCTTCGACCTAGCGCTGGACACCTACATCCACTCCGGATTGTGGAGGATGACCCTGCAGGATCTCCTCGCCTCTTTATCTTCAAATCGGAGACGGTGCCGAAGCTGCGAGACTACCTTCCGCAGTACAGATGGAAGCCGCAGCGGACGAACTTCACCGAAGAAGACTCAGCCGAGAAGCCACGAAAGAAAGACGACCACAACATCGACTGCCTCGGACATATCCTCGTCGCAATGGATGAGCTTCCTGATCCTGAGGTGGTCAATCGGCCTCGCACCGTTGCTGATATGGAGGCCAGAGAACTTGATGCCCACTTCGATGAGGAGCTCGAAGCTGCCATCGAGCGGTCGCTTGCTCGTGGCTACAGACCAGGCGCTCTCACGTCTACAGTCGGGTGAGGAGGAGGTATGACGGACTACAATGCTCAGCAACGGAAAGCAATGGCTTCTAAGGGACAGGCTCTCCCTGACGGCAGTTTTCCCATCGCCAACTGTGGTGACGCGGAGAACGCCATCCATGCCATTGGTAGGGCGACTAACACCGCGACAGCGCGAGCTCACATCAAGAAGCGCGTTGCCGCCCTGGGATGCTCTGGGTCCACCTTCGACAACTGGAAGTAGAGGAGCGATGCGCGAACAGCGAGATGAACAGGCGTGGACCGAGGCAGAGTGGGAGCGGATGTGGCCCATGCCCTCACGAGAGACCCCGAGCCCTGAGCCAACTCACCCCTGGGCGAGGATGGTCGACGATCAGGACGAGTGGCCAGGGTGGAAGGAGTTCAATGAGTCTGACACGCAGACAGATCCCAAGTCCTAACTATAGCTCCCGAGGAGGAGCGGCGGTGCGGCTGATAGTCGTACATACGGCTGAGGGCGCGACGAGCATCGAGTCGCTCGGCAACTTCTTCGCCAACCCCAGCAGTCAAGTCAGCAGCCACGTTGGCGCGGACGACAAGGCCAACACGGTGGGCGAGTACGTGAAGCGTGGCAACAAGGCATGGACTGCTGCCGACGCCAATCCCGTCGCGGTGCAGATCGAGCTGTGCGGTTTCGCCAGTTGGACAACGTCCACCTGGAAGAACAACCACGCCGAGATGCTGCGGAACTGTGCGAAGTGGATTGCCGAGGAGTCGGGCAAGTTTGGCGTTCCGATCACGAAGCTCTCGCCTGGTGTGGCGCAGGGTAGTGGTAGGGGCGTGTGTCAGCACAAGGATCTAGGCAGCTGGGGAGGGAATCACTCCGACTGTGGTAGCGGGTTCCCCATGGACTTCGTGCTGGACATGGCGAAAGACTATGCAGGCGGAGGAGGCGATTCAGGCGTGACTGAGCTACCGGCATGGTTCTGGGACTGGGCGATGTGGTACTACACCACGGATCGTGACAAGGCGAAACGTCCATCTGCAGCGCCGGATAAGATCCCGGACTGGGCGTGGGATCAGGGTGCGGAGGCCGACAGGATCGCGCAGCACAAGGGCATGACTGCGGGCGAGCGTGACTGGATCGACTGGCGCGAAGAGGGCAGTCCAGACGACAGTCGCCCTGACGTACCACAGACCATTCCTGATCGGTGGTGGGACGACAACAGCTACGTACTGGAGAAGTCGAAGGCGTGAGGTGTCAAAGTTCCGCCCGTCAGACTGGATCGCTCTCGTCCTTGCCGTCGGCTTGGTCATGATCGCCGCGGAGATAGGACTGGCGTTGATAATAAACGTGATCGAGGGCCACAATCCAACTCCCACACTCGGCGAGAACACTACCCAGGTGCTCATCGGTGTCACGGGTGGGCTGATCGGAGTCCTTGGCAGTTACCTGGGGTACAAGCGGTTCGAGCAAAGAGGAGACTGATGAACCACAACATTCAACTGGTGGAGCGAATGACGCTACCGCCGGCGACGTGCATGAAGTGCGGCAGGGGCAATACGCCGGACGGTGACACCGGCGAGGTGGGTCCGTTCCTTGACATGGGCTTGGAGTACAACTGGGGCGATTCAGGCTACCTGTGCATGGACTGCCTCGGGCTCATGGCTGTCACAGCGAACTGGATCTCGCCCGACACCGAGAAGCAACTTCGCAAGGAGATCAAGCGGTTAGAGAAGAAGCTGCACGACAAGAATGCGGAGCTTGACATTCGGGCTAGGCGTGAGGGCGCTGCGATTCGGCGGGCACGCGCCGCGGAGACGCTCGCATGACCTGGGCGCTTCTGGGCATATTGCTTGTCGTTCTTGTCGTCACCCTGACAGGTGCGTTCCTGTTTCTCCAGAGCGTCTCTCAAACGCTTGCTAACGCACTCTCAACGCTCGAACGAGTGCATACGAACGATGGGAAGCGTATCGACCAGGTCCTCGATCGCCTCCTCGCTGCGGACTTCGAGACGTTCAAGCAGTACCAACTTGCTGAGGAAGCTGACATCGGGGGTCAGGAGTTCCCCGAAGAGGAGCCCGAAGTCCGGTTGGAGATCCCGGGCGTCACCCGCAACTACGGCGCAGTCGACCTGCAGGCTGCGGCGGACGAACGTCGCATCCTGATGGAGGACTTCCCGGAGGAAGCTGAGGTCTAATGGCTCGCATAGGTGAGTGCAAGAACGACGCAGACCTCCTTTCGGCGGTCATGGCTGCGCGCGAGCGACGGTTGAACCAGCGTCGAGGGTGGGAAATCACCTGGTGGAACAACTTGGCGCTAGTCGCGGGCGATCATTACGCCACATGGGACCCTGCGAGGTCGCTATACATCGACCGAGATCCGACATTTGACCCCGTGATCGACGCCAAAGAGAAGAAACCGCGGATGGTCATCAACCACGCACTCTCTGTGGCGCGGACAGAGCTCTCGAAGCTCACCAAAAGCAAGCCAATCACCGACGTGATCGCCAATTCCGACGCTGCGGTGGACATTGCGGCCGCGAAGGTCGGTCGAAACGCTCTCGATTACGCCGAGTGGAAGTTTAGGCTGCCTCGGATGCGAAAACAAGCCCTGTGGTGGATGATCCAGACGGGCTTGGGAGCGCTGTACGTCGGGTGGGACTCGAAGAACGATGAGGCAGGCAATATTGACTTCGTGATCGACCCCGCTACAGGTGATCCGACGTTCTCGCCGATCCGTCAGAAGGAATTGCAGCAGATGGTGGACGATGGGATCCTCGACGAGCTCCCCAAGGAGTCATATCCGATGGGTGAGCTCGAGTACAAGGTGTTCTCACCGTTCCAGTTGCTCCCCGACGAGAGCGCGCTGGACTTCGATCAGATTAGAGATCTGATAACTACTGAGGTTGCTGACGTGGACACGATCAAGGGTGAGTACGGCGCGAAGGCGAAGGATATTCAGCCTGAGATGGTGAACCTCGGTACGATGGAGAGGCGCATCATGCAGCGTGCGGGGTGGTGGAATTGGCGCGCAGGCTACAACGCGGACAATGCGTGCTACATTCACACGTTCTGGTTGCTGCCTAAGACGTACCACAGCAATTCGTACCTCAACGGTGGTAAGTACATGCGCTGGTGTCAGGGTAAGATCCTTGACGTCTCGCCTGGATTCCCCTTCCAAGACGAGCGGATGCCGTTCGTCTTCTTCCAACACATCCCGCAGGCTAGCAGCATTTGGCCTGACACCGTGATAAACCACATCCGTGGACCGAACCTCGAGGTGGACAAGATTGTTAGCCAACTCATCGAGGCGAAGGACTACATGGCCAACCCGATGTGGCGCGTGGCGACGCAGCAGAAGGTCAAGGGGCAGATCAAAGCCGCCGCGGGGTCGATCCTGAGGTATGTCCATGTGCCGAACGTACCGCCTCCAGAACCGATTCAAGGTCTCCAACTGCCACAGCAGGTTGAGTCGCTCCTTGCTGGCCTGCGTGAGCAGATCATGGAGATATCGGGGCAATCTGAGGTCGCGCACGGCAACGTACCTACAGGTGTGCGAAGCGGTGTCGCAGTCGCTTACCTCCAGGAGGAGGACGATACGAAGATTGCCCCGACAATTGACAACATGGAGTATGCGATAGCACTGGAAGGTAGCCTCACGCTCGAGCGATTCTCACAGTTCTATGTCGTGGATCGCATCGTCCAGTTCTATCGCCCCGATGGCAGGTTCGACGCCATGAAGTTCAAGGGCGCTAACCTGAAGAATAACACCGAGGTCGTTTGTCAAGCTGGGAGCGCCATGCCGAGGTCGAAGGCGGCCAAGCAACAGTACACGCTGGAGCTTGTGTCCCTCGGTGTTCTTACCGACCCCGAGAAGATCGAGGAGATGCTCGACATCGGTAGTGGCGCTCCCTCGGTGCAGGACATGAACATCGCGCAGGCTAACCGTGAGAATAACGTCATGCTACATGGTCTGGCGATAGGCATGTTCCACCTCCGACCTGGTGCGACTCAGGAGCAACAGGAGCAGACTGTCGCCGCCGCGGTGCCGGTGAAGGCGTGGCAAGATCACGCACTCCACATCATGCACCACACCATGCAAATGATGGATGAGGAGTTTGACAAGCTCTCAATCACTCACCCCGGTATAGTCCGGCTCTTCGACGAACATGTTGCTCAACACCAGAAAATGATGGCGGATCAACAGGCAGCTTCGCAACAGGCGATGATGGCCGCAAAGGGCGCGCCTGAGGGCGCAGGTGGTGTGCCTGCCGGTAACGGTGGGCCACCACCGGGTGGTGTACCTGGCATGGTTCGTCAGCAGACAGCAATCCCCGACATAATCGGCGGCGGTCAAACGCAGATGATCGCTCGCCGTGAACCTGCACTTGCTGGACAACCACGACCGACTACGCCTGGGGGTAGGTAGTGCCGTACGCCAACATGCCTAAGTCGAAGTGGGCAGTGATGGATCGCTGCGTCACTGACGTGAAGGCTAAGGGCAAGGGCAAGAATGCCTACGCCATCTGCTATGCCTCCATAATGGGGGCAGACGTAGCATCTGCTGCGCAGAAAAGACTGAAGGGAGGTAAATAACAATGTCCGAAGTAGCACTCGAGGACCTCACCAAGGATGAGCTGAAGATGAAGCTCGACGAAGCCGGCATCGAGTACGACGAGCACGACAAGAAGGCCGACCTCATCGAGAAGCTCGAGGCCGAGGAGCCGGAGGAGGAGGGAGTCGACGACGACGAAGCCGGTGAGGACGAGGAGGCTGAAGAGACCGAGGAAGGCGAAGAGGAAGAGGGCGAGGAGCCAACACCCGAGCACGTCGGACCTCAGGGGACAGACGCCGGCATCGCGGTCTGGCCTTCGGAGGAGTACCCCGAGAAGCGGCCCATCGAGGTCGACATCGCGAGAGTCGATCCGGGTGAGCCAGTGGAGGGCGAGCACGAACCGCCACTCAACGGTGAGTCCTGGGTCGTTCTCGACGGCGACCACGAGCTCGTCGGCGAGGAGTACGACGGTCACGTCGCAGGCGTCATCGACTATCCCACTGTGGTCGAGCAGGATCCAGACACAGGTGCGATCACTCGGTACATGCCTGACGAAGGGCTGGTCACCGTGCGGGATCGTGGGCAGGGCACGACGCTCATCTTGCCGCTCGATGCGTTCAAGGAGATCCACAGAAACGGAAGGCCGGATCGGTATGCCTGAGCTCGCAATACAGCGCGGCGAACCACCAGAGCTACCCGGCGAAGTCCTAGCTCCCCTCACGGGGGAGTCATGGGGCATTCTTGACGGCACTCAGCCAGGCGTGCCCTCGAGATTCGATGGCCACTTTGCGGCGGTCATTGACGCCCCTGTGGCATCAAAGCAAGATCCGGTCTCAGGACAAATCACCTACTACCTCCCCGATGCGGCGATTATCACGGTCCGTGAGCTCGCTCAGGGCGTGTTGCTCAGCTTGCCACTGACCGCGTTCACGCAGATCAATACTGGGGGCGGACGACCTGGGATAGTGCATTTTGCCTAAGGACATTCGTAACCTGAACGACGCTCTCGAGGTCATCGACGGTTTGGCCATGCACACCTCGCAGGGCTCGTTCGTCAAGGTCAGCGACCTACGCAAGCTATTCGAGGAGAAGCGCGAAGTGCTGGAGGCTGAGCTGGAGGATCGCATCGAACGACGCATCCCCTATCGCATGACTCCAGAGAAGGCTCGCCGGCTCGCTATGCGGGACGAGAAGCTCCGTGAGGACTTCCCCGCACAGCCTCCGCGTGAGCCAGGTAAGTCGGTTCCGGCAGGCCCAACCGCCAACGAGGGCGTAAAATCGTAGGCCAGGAAGGCAACCATGGGTGAGATGGCAGACAGGATGCAGGCGCAAATCGAAGCCGATGGAGGCCTAGAGGGCGCGGCTGCAGTACCGGGTACCGGAATGGAGGATCAATCACGTTCGCCCGCGGGGGCGGAAAACGCCGACAATCAGCGTGGTGGTCCACCTGAGACGATTCCGTACTCCCGATTCCAGGAGGTAAATACCCGTTACCAGGATCTCAAGCAGTACGAGGCCCTGGAGCAATACGGGATCGAACCGGACTCCGCGGTTCGCTTGGCGAACTTCGAAGCTGCTTACGTGCAGGATCCCAAGGGCATCATCAACACCCTGATCGACAGTCAACAGGACTTGTCCGACGAGACGAAGGCTGCGATGAGGTCACTCTTGCAGCAGGAGTCTCGTGCTGGCGCTCGAGATGACGGTCAAGGTGAAGAGGGTGCTGCGCTTCCTCCTGATGTACAGCGCAGGCTTGAGCAGGTCGACCAAATCATGGCAGAACGTGAGGCGGCCGAATCCCAGCAACGCCTGGACCTTGTAGTTCGTCACTGGGATGGCTTGGATGAGCAGGACGGTATGTCCGTCCCCGAACGCACGAAGCTTGTGTGGATCTCGGCCGCCGCTGCACGCGGTGGATTCACGACTCTTGAGGAGTTGTCCGAGGCCGCTCGGCAATCGTACTTCGAGGACAGGGACCATACCTTGGGATCAGCCATTCGGTCGAGAGACACGGGAACGCCTCGCTCGGTGCCCGGTAGTGCAGCTGCGCAGGCGGCTCCACCGGAGGAGTTCAAGGACTTCGGTGCAGCCAACAAGCAGATCCTCGCGGACATCAAGGCTGGGCGTTTGCCCGGAATCGAACAGGAGAGCTGAGATGACGATGACAGTTGCCATCAAAGCTCGCGGCACCATGGGTGACATGTTCTCCAAGGTCGTCGACTTCACGCTGGACAACTCCTACCCCACAGGTGGGTGGCCAGTGTTAGCGCAGGCTTGTGGTTATGGGGCGAATGGGACCATCCTCTATGTGGATATCACGAGCGCGAAGCTCGGGTATCTGCTCGAGTATGACCACGTCGCCAACAAGATCAAGGCCTACGTGACTGGTGCCAGCGGGGCTCAGATGACCGAGTTGGGGGCTGCTAGCGCGGCGCTCAACGGCGTCGTCGCCCGTGCCGTGGTCTTTGGCAAAGGCTCTCCCGGTTAGTGAGGAGCTGACATGGTACAGACTACCACATCAGCTGACGCGATCCTTCAGAACTACTACCTCCCTGTGGTACGGGAGATGGTAAACCAGCGTGCGATTCTCCTCTTCGGATACTCGCCGCCGGAACTGGAGGCTGGAGCGGGCACGATGAATGCCGCGAATGGCGAGACCATGGACTATCGTGGGATTTCCCGCGATGCGGACGTGGTCGAGTTCGCCGGCCGCCAGTGGGTCATCGCGCTGCACATCACTCGTAACGAGTCAGGTACGGCTCGCGCAGAGGGCTCGACGCTCCCCACACCGGGTCAGCAGGGATGGGCGGACATCATGGACAAGGTCCGCAAACTCTACAAGCAGATCCAACTCACGGGCTTCTCCATGGAGGTCACTGAGCGCAATCTGGGCGCGTACCTGCGCCTGCTCGAAGGTGAGACTGTCGGTGCGGTGAATGACCTCCGCAAGGACATGAACCGGCAGGCCTTCGGTGATCAGACTGGAACGCTTGCACAGATCACCGCCAAGGCGGTCAACACCTTCAACGTCGATAACCTGCAGTACCTCCGGGTCGGCATGTATATCGACCTCGTGAACCAGTCCACGAACGCGGTGCTTGTCTCGCGGGTGCAGATCACCGCGATCTCGCAGGACGGCAACCGCACGATCACGTACTCCGGGGCAGATCAGTCTGCCGGCATCACTGTCGGTACTCACGTACCGTGCGTGGAAGGCAACTGGCAGAACGAGATCAATGGTCTCAAGAAGATCATGCGCTCGGATCTGTCTCAGAATTACCTGCTCCACAGCATCGACTGCTCTGTGGCAGGGAACCAGTACTGGCAGGCCAAGCAGCAGAACGGCAACAACTCCACCTTCGACGAAGATCTCGGTCAGCTGCTCCTCGACCAGATCGGCGCTGAGGGTTGGGAAACTCAGTTGCTCATCGGTACCCGCGGTATCCGCCGTCGGTATGTGAACACGCTGAAGTCCCAGAAGCGCTGGAACGATGCGCTGGCTGGGACGATGCACGGCGGGTTCAAGTACATCGACTACAACGGGTTCCCGTTGGTCTTCGATGACGACTGCCCGAAGCAGTACCTGTTCTTCATCCGCCCGGACGACTTGCTGTGGGTGCAGCTCAACGGTAACGACTTCCGGTGGATGAACAGGGACGGCGCGATCCTGCGTAAGGTCGAGAACCCCGACACAGACGCCTACAAGGCGACCCTCTACAAGTACTGTGACCTCGGCGTTTTCCGGCGCAAGACGCAGGGCGTGTTCTACAACCTCGCGGACGACATCCCGTAACTCACTCCGGGATAGGAGGCGGACGATGGAGATGCTTCCTCTCAAAGCTTGGTATAACCACGATCGTGGCGTCATCGAGCTAGAAGACGATGTGCTTTCCATCGTCCGCCAAGTCCGTGAGCTGTATGGCCGTCGGATCACCATTGAACTTCTCCCAGAAAATCCCGAACCGTATGCGTTCGTAGAGCACTGTGAGGACAAAGTCGACCGACTCATCTTCACCTGCGTTGATCTAGATGGTCGCGCTCTCGAGCGTCTCCAGAGATCTGACAGTCACAGCCGTCAATACGTCGACCCCTATGAAGAAGCGGAACGTGCTCAAGACCGCGAACAGGAGCTCAGAGATGAACACAGCAAAGAGCAACTGCGCGAGGTCGGTGAGGAAATAGCCTACACACTGAAGCGCGAGGGCAAGGCCGAGTCGCTCCCACTCACTGTGGGTCTGAGCAAAGGACACACGCAGCGTGCCAAACGCTAACGGTCAACTCCAGTTGCAGGACTACGACGATGCGCTCGTAGCGCGTGGGTTCGACGGGTACCAGCCTAATGAGCGGTACCAGATCATCAACTTCGCCTACCGTTACCTTGCTCGTAAATACCCGTGGATGTGGGAGGAGACATCGCAGTCGTACACGATCAATCCGGGTGATCCGCCATTGGTGGTTAGCGGTATGGGACCTCTGGGTGCGGACAATGTGCGTCAGGTCACTGTAACCACAGATCCTTGGCGGAGGAAGCTGCCAGTCATGCGGCAGGACGTGTTCGAGCGGAAATGGTTACCGCTTGACCTGACGAATCCACAGAACTGGAGCGCTGCGGCGGATTGGTACTACGTCTATAACGGCGCGATCTATATCCTCCCACCGTCGCAGTCCGTGATCACGGTGATGGTGTACTTCAGGCAGTACCTCATCGACATGGTAGCTTTCTCAGATACGCCAGCTACACCGCAACTCCTCGACGAGGTGATACTCGATGCAGCACTGATGCGCTGTCATAGACGCGCGCAGGAGCTGCAGCTCGCGCAGGAGGCTCAGGGTAGGGTCGATGAAGCCATCGCTGACATGCTCGCCAATGAGGCGTGGCTGATGGAGGAGCAACAGGAAAGGGTGGTACCTGATAATCAGTGGCTCTGATGCCCTCCGATATGACAGTTACGCGCGAGACGGTTTACCAGTGGATCGAGGAGTGGAACAAGAGCAAGAAATCTGAGACGCTCGAGGAGTGGGTTCGCCGTCAGGTCAAGGAGCTGAACCTCGATGACATAATGGTTCGTACCGTGGGTCATGAGGACCTCGACGACATAACTCCGCTCGACGATCTCATCATCATGGACCTAGGATCGTACCGAAATGGCCCAGGTAGCTGACACCAAAAGTGTAGAGGTTCGCACTCAGGGCTTCGCTGACGGCATCAATATGCAGTATGCGCCTGATCTCCTAGCGCCTACTGAGGTGCGTCGCGCGGAGAACGGGTTCCTTGATGAGCGCGGCGGGTTCACTAAGCGATTGGGTTGCCAGAATCAGGGACCCGTGGGCGTGGCGACTGACCGAATTATCAGCTGCTACACTTTCAGGCGGGGAGATGCGCTTCAGCCGCAGTTTATGATTCATACCTCGGCGGGTAGTGTGTACTGGACAGCTGATCCCACCGTGACGCCTACAGTGTGGAATCTGGTCGGGGCAGCTGGTAGTTTCTCGAAAGTCCAACCTATGTCTTGGGAAACCTACCAAGGCATGGTGTTTTTCTGTGCGGGAGTAGCACCGTTCTCGTCGTGGGATGGTGCGAACTATACCACCTATCCATCTGCGCCCAGCGCTAGATACCTACGCCTGTGGAAGGACACTATGTGGGCAGCGGGCGTGGTGAATTATCCTGATCGTCTGTACTCGAGCGCTCCGGGTGATGCAACGACATGGCCTGCAGCGAACTGGGTTGACATTCGCCATGGTGATGGCGATACGATCCGAGCGCTTGCGTCTGACGGGATCTATCTCCTCGTAGGTAAGCGCAATACGGGGTCACTTGTTACTGACCCGTCAACCTTCACTAATCGCGTCTACGACTACGAGAAGGGGATTGAAAGTCACTGGTCGGTGATACAGCATGAAGCGGGAATCTTCTACCTGACGCGGCGTGGTGTTGCACACTGGGAAGGTGATACGCCCTCGACGCTCATCTCGTATAAGATAGATCCCCTGTTCGACCCCCACGTCTTGAACTTCGACCAACTTCAGTACTCATGGGCTTACGCATCTGGGCAGAAGGTGTCGTGGGCTGTACCTGAGGTTGGGCAGACGACTAATAACTTGCAGATCAACTACTACCCGCGCCTGGCGATGCTCACTGCGTTGGGTATTCGTGGCCTGGGTCCATGGAGCCTTGACAGGATTCCGATGACCTGCGCGAATCTGTATCGTTGGCAGACGGTCATCCGCCTGTTCGGTGGGTCGAGTAAGACCAATGCGTTGTACTGGATCTTCGCTGACACCGCAGGTGAGGACGACGGGACGCCGTTCACAGCGTCTCTAGAGACTGCGGCGTATGACTTTGGGGCACCGATCTACGAGAAATACATACGCCGTATGCGCGTACTGGGACGTGGGAAGTTCAACGTCCAACTGCGTCGGAACTTCGGGATTGATATCTACAAGAGCATGTTCGTCGATCTTAGCTCCGAGGTAGATATCTGGGGTAATGGTAATTGGGACCCCACTAAGGATTGGGGTCCTGACGCTAACGTCAAGGAGACTACTGTCAATCCTGATGCCTACGGGCGGTACTTCTCGATTCTCTTCACCGATCAGGACACTACTGTCGGTGAATACTACACCCCTGTGGGCTCCAAAGATGTTCCGATTCCGTCGGGGCAGTGGACTATCCTAGCCTGCGGCCTCGATGGCTACCTACTGGGGGTGCGTCAGGTATGAGTCTCTACAACATTGTAAACCCAGCCTCCATGGTTGCTGGGCAACCCGAAGACGTCTCGCAGGTCCTTGCGAACTTCCAAGCCATCCAGGCAGTCCTCAACGGCGGGATCGACGACTCCAACATCAACGCGACTGGCGCGATCAGCCCCAGCAAACTAGCAGGCTATCCGAATGACGCGACGAAGGCGCTCTTCGGTAACGGCACGTGGAAAGCAGCACTTGACCTCACGAATAATGGGCTTCAGGTAATGGCGAACGGTGGCTCGTTCAGCACTGGTCCCGTGATCGGCGGCTTCACTGGTAGCCAAACTCTCGGCACCCTGCTCAACGGTGGCGGCAGCAGCTCGATTCGCAACTTCGGCGTCAACGTGACCGACGGTGCGTTCACGGCCGGGATCACGACC